CTTGTAGAGTCCCCGGTAAGCGGGCTGATCTCTCTGTCCATAGTGACAGGATAAGAGATTTAGAGAAAAGAAAAGAGGTGACTGACTTCAGCACCTCCTTTTAGCATTTTTATTTAGGTTGACCTGTTTCACCACCGCTATCACCAGGATGCTTGTGATTACGCAATGATATAGCACCGGCTTTCACATCTCCGTCTGTAGTAAAACCTCCGTCTTGTTGTTTCACGTTGCCGGTAAAACTCGCACCACTGCCGCCTTTCACCGCCATACCGCCATTTCCGTTAATTTGACCTTGAGCAGTAAAGACCTGATCTGTTTCAACCAGTGGACTTGATATATCCACTTTTGTTGCAGCTTTAATCTTTAACACATCACAATCAATCTCAATTAACCGCCCCTTTTTTAACACAATACTAGAGCCACTTTCATCATAAACAGCAACTTCGCCACCTTGCAGATTTTTTATGCGGAAAGAACCGTTCTCAGTCGCAATGACAATGCCATGGCTAGTTTGCCCGCCAATAGGGATAATCACTGCTTGAGTATTTGCAGGCGGCACCGACGTAAACCCAAATTGCTGCATCATCTCTACATCCTGAAGTGTTTCATCTGATAATCCAGATGCTTGCACTTTCTGAATGTTATCTGCACTTTTCACTAAATGCAGCACACCGCGAAAGGCTTGACGAATTTCGCCCACCGCACCTTGCGCCTTTTGTTGAATAGCTTGGCTTAATCGTCTCATTTCGTCCAACCACCTTGTCCATTTGATGCCCAAAGTTCACCATTATTCTTTTTCTTCTTACCTTTTTTACCTTTACGTTTACGTGCTTTTTCTGCTTTTGCGCTATAAGCGTCAGGTGTCCAGATGCCGTCTTGCTTAAATCGTAGCTCGGTTTGCGTACCACCTTGACGACTTAACATAAACCGCCGCCCCATTAAAAAGAATATTGCATCAATATCATATTCTTCACAGATAACATGCACCCGCTGACCTGGTTGCCACAATGTGCCATCTTGCATTTTATGGTCAGGTACAATAATCGTTAATGTAAACCCTTCAAGTATACTGTCGGCGATATATTTCTTTGCCCATTTTTGCAGCGATTCAAGGTTATCAACATCAGATACCACTACGGTTTTAGGTTTATAGGTAGTCATCTCTGAATCTTTATAAACCCATTTCAGATCGTTTTTGTTATCTTGTCCTTGTTTGCCGTGACTTTGAGCTAAAAAGGTTATCTCACTAAACCGATTTGATACATCAAAGCTTAAATCAGCCTGCTCAAAGTTATTTTGACTACCGTCTTTCATACAGCATAGCGTCGCAACAGGTGGTGTGCTGTAATCCGCACCGCCTACAATCAGCACGCCATTTGGTTCAAACCACAAGTGCAAACCGGCAGAATTAGCACAACGCATGGCAGCATTCCACGCAGTTTCGCCAATATCAATATCGACCTTATCTAACAATGGATTGTTTTCTGCTTTAAGTTGCACCTGTTTAATCCCTAACGGTTCTACAATCTTTTTTACTGCATCTAACACCGTTAACCCCTTCACGTTCGTAATGGGTGCAGAGCAGTCAACAAGTACACTGGCTTTATCTCTACCATTTAGTCGATAGGTTCGATTTGTTTTACTGATACCATGCTGCACGGTATCCACAATACCGGTCATGACTAACGTATCATTAATACGTACTTTCACTTCTGCCCCAGAGTAGTCCGGCAATACAGTACTGTCTGACGGCACACCAATATCAAAAGCAAAAGCATCTGCAGGGATTAAAAAATCACTGTCTATGTCATAACTTTTCCAATTATTATGGGACTTACCGTCAATCTCAACGACAACATCATTTTCGTAAGGATAATTATCTGACATAGCTATTTAACACCTCACCTTGTTCAATATAATTTGGATAACGTATCTGTGGATTTAAACGCAATAACTCATCCGCACGTTTATAATCACCATAAAAAGCATGAGCGATTTGTTGTACTGTCCCGCTCATGGGGGCTACTCGAATAGTTAAAGGTGGTTTGCGGTTAATCGCATTAATCGCAAGTTGAGTGAACTGATGAGCGTGTTGTTTAAGTTGTTCCATGGTGTGGTGTGCGGTGGTGTAAAGTCCAGTATTAGGCTTACCTGCACTTTTTACGGGCTGTTGTTCTTCTGCAATCTGTTGGCGTAGCAATGCCAAATTCTCTAAAATTTCCGACCGCACTTTTGTGGTAATGTAGTCCACATCTTGCGGCAACAAAGCGTCATCTTCAATTAATTCTGTCGCAGATTTAAGCAACACACCCGCACTAACTAACCGCATAAACAATGACACCGCATGCATATCGGCATTTGATAATGCTGATGGTAACGATTTTATAACAGCCTGTTGGCTGGCTGATTTAATATTTTTACCTGTTACCAAATCAGAGGGGATCTGTTTAATTTGTTTTAAGGTACGCAACATTTCATCAAACTTAGCACGAGTGATTAAATCTCGTCGATTGATAATCTGTGAGAGTCCCGTTTCCAACATAGCCGCTAAATGACGAGCCGAATTTAAGCTTTTCACTTTAAAATCTGTAGAGGACACAGTATTAGAGATAGGATATTTATTCTTATCTAAATCAAACAAACTTCTAACTTGCTCAAAACAACCAAATAATGCACCGAAACTGCCCAATAAACGCGACTTAATATTGGCAGCAAATGACACAACCTCCATAAACTCACCATACAATGCCAACACATCATCAACAAAATCTTCAAGTTGCGTAAGTAGTGCATCAAGACGAGCAAGAAATGCACTTTCAAACACAAAAATCAGCTCTGCAGGGGTGCTTTCGGTAAAGGTTAAATCAATGGCTACATAGTCAATCATGTCCGCTTCATGATGGAACAATGCCGACGTACAAATCATATTTTGCAATCGTCCGCGAATAGGGTGGACTAATACATCCGCCCCTTGTTTTCCCAGCACACTTAAGAATTTTTTGAAATTAGTATAATAACCTTCACCATAAAACACGGCTTGCAAACGTACGGTCAACGGATTTAATCCTAAATCTTCTACATCCGCACCGTTCACAAAAGGATAGGCGTGTTCGATTGTAGCGCGAGTGATCTCATCGTCAACCGACATCACTTCAAATCGCACACCACGATAGCTAGCACGTTGTAATGGCGCCGTCCAACCTTTCATCTATTACCCCCGTTTTAAATTTTGATATTGATACTGAGACGTTTGTTCAGCCACAATCCGCCCATCTAAATCCACTTTAATTTCATTTTTAATGGTGAAATTCTGACTTTCCACCGCGGTTTTCAAGCCGTCGCTGATTGTTTTACCAAACTGCTGAAAGTCTGCTTGATAATTTGCTAAACCCGATAAATTACCGAGCGTTTGACTCAGTGTTGAGTTGGTATCGTTGGCAGCAATGGATAACCCAGAATAGCCTTGTCCACGATTATTCATGTTGGCAATTTTTGCAGCACTTTGTGATGTTCTTGCATCATATTCGGCTTGTGTAAGCGTGCCACGTGCTAAACGCTCCTTCGCGACCTCATCTTTACGTGCGATTTCAGCCACTTCACCCGCACGGCCTGCCATTCCCCATACAGAATTTTTGTTATAAGCAAACCCTTGAGGTGCATAATGGCTTGTTGTTGATTTATTGCCACCGTAAGCCTTCGCGTAGAATTGGTTTTCAAGTTGTTTTTCTTGTGGTGTTTTGGCTTCGGCTTTTTCTTCGGCAATAGCCTCGGCAGTTGTGCGATGATCAGCCGCAAGCATTAAACCAGTAAATGCTAAACTACTCAGTGATAACAAGCCTTTTCCGCCTTTCATCCCTTTAGAGATTTTACCTTTTCGACCTAAACCACTTGCCGCATCTGCAATATCGCCTCCTAATCCGAAGCTAGCACGCTTACCGCCTAACAACGCCAAAGCACCACTTGCCGCAACAGCCGCTGCACTTAAAGCCGTAATAACAGTGCCTGCTCGTACAACGGTATTTGTGAGGTCTGGATAAGCCTTTGCATATTCCGTTAATTTGACGGCTGCATCGCCAAGGGCATCATTAAAACCCTTAACCCCCTCCATTTGGGCAAATTCAAAGCTATTTTTGGCGTTTTCCAATTTGGCACTATTGGTGTCTTGTATCACGGCATGTGATTTATCGACAGCGCCTTCTGCGTTACCGACTTCTGCCTTCACTTCTTTCCCTAGTTGCACATTATTTCGGATACCAAGTAACGCCATCAAGGCTTGACGATCTGATATCACTTGCCCAATCGCTGTACCTTCAACCAAATCAGCCATCTGATTTAAAAGAGTTTGCTGTTCTTCTTTTTTCGCAGTTTTGAGTTTTTCCTTTAACGATTTATAACGGTCATCTTCGCCAACTACCATATCCATAATAGAGCTAAAGGCCTCAATGGAGTTTTTCCCTTGTTTTTTCTCATTTTCCATGGATTTAATAAAATCAATACCATGGGTTTTACCATCTTTGCCTTTAATTTCTAACTTTCTAAAACGATCAGCCGTTTCTTTTGAGGTAATTTTTGCCAGTAAGTTTACAAGGTTGTTACCCGCTTCATCGCTAGTCCCTGCTGTAACACGTGCTTGTTGGTTTGCAACTAATAATGCTTCAAAACCATTCATACCTGATAACCCTGCAGATTTAGCAGCGGCCATTTGTTGTGGCAACCAACGAGCCATATCTGACAATTCAAAATTACCAGCTTGTCCTGCCGCCACAGCTTTATCTAATACCGCGCCAATTTGATCTTCGCTAATACCAAATTGTTGCATAGCAGATATGGCGATTGCGGATAAATCTTCAGTACTCGCACCAGTGGCAACAGCACCTTTCTGCAAAGTTGGCAATAATTTCATTGCAGTTTCGGCTTTCACCGTACCAGACGCCAATAATTTATCCAGTGCCGCTAACGCATCCTCTTTCGTCCCGCCACCATTTTCTACCGCACTTTTTACTGCTTCATGTAATTCTTTCTTGCCGGCAATTCGCCCAGCCACGTCTCGGTCGGAGAAGGCGGTGTTGGAAACCATCGCCAATCGGCGGTCATAATCCATTTGTTTTTTCATGGGTTGAGCCATTACCATCGCTCCTGCGGCCATACCAGCTCCAACGCTTGCCATTGCAGTGCCTACATTACCTAAGCGTTGTCCCCAAGACGTTTTCCCCATTTCGGCATTAAGACCCGCGATTTTTGACCGTGTCGCATCAGCCGCGCGAGCTAACTCTCGGCTGGTTGCAGTACCACTACGTTTCAAACGGTTATAAGCCGCAATAGTGTGATTGATTTCTTGCTGGATCTTATGCTCACTTCGCACGCCTAATGTTTCGCGGGCGCTTGCCATGGCTCGTGTGCTTTGTGTAATTTTGGATTGCGCCTGGCGGAATACTCGGCTTTCCCTGTCTGGGGTCTTGAGTGTCATGGCTAAATTTAACTCTGCCATTTTTAAACCCTTTTTAAACTTCTTTAAAATCTACAAAAAAAGGGGCTTACGCCCCTTTATTTTTACGACGCATAAGGTTGTAATGCACCGTATCGCCATCTTCAGCCTGTGTTTTAATACCTTGAGATTTTTGCCAACTACCAATCCAAGCAGACACTTCTGTATGGCTCATTGCTCTTACCTCCGCAGCGCTAAAGCCGAATTTAGCTAATAAAATGACCGCACTTCGATAATTTTTCTCAGCTTCAAACACACTATGTTGTTGTTTTATTCGGCTTCGACTTTGCTCTGGCTTTCCCCAGCGTCGATGTGCTTTTTTCGCAAATCAGCAATAGCTTGCGTAATCAACACATAATCATCTGTAGCAAGGTTATCCAGTAAAAACTGGGGCGTGAGCTTATCTTGCGCAATGCCGATAATATCAATCTGCTCGGATAAATAAGCCAAGTCCACAAGCATTTGCTCAGCTTTCGTGAGTTTTTCTTTCTCATCTAAACCAAGCTCGGAGACTTTCTCAAGGGCAGCACATTCGCCACCCAAGGTAAGTAATCGCACGTCAAAGTCAAAACGAAGACTATCACCGTAAGGAATACCTAACAATAGACGCATTATTCTTTAACCTCTTTGAGAGCAGTCATCTGAATATCAATCACGGCTTCGTTATCGACGGTATATTTTTCACCAACTTGCGTAGTAAAACAGCCTAGATAAGAGGTGCGTTTATCGTCTTGATTAAGTGGATACACTGTAATCTTCGCATCATTGATTTCCGCCCAATCAATCTCTGAACCATCAATCGGCAGAGCGGCTGTCAATGAGAGTTCCCAAGTCGCAATTCCTTTAGCAAAACCACGCGCACGACCTTCTGAGTTCATGGTTTTCACTAATTTTCGGCCTGTTTGTTTTGTAACGTTTAAATCGGTAATTTCAATTTCAACGCCATTTACTTCTAACACTGCCGAACCAGCATATTTTTCAGCCATTTAAGCCCCCTATAAAATTAAATCAATACGGTTAGCTACAACGTGTAAGCCATTTACCACATCCGCTGGGATTGCCGTATCTAAACGATTTGGATCTTGTCCATTGCGTACCACAAGCAATTTATTCTTGTTAGCATCAATATTTTCCAAGATTTCTAAATCTTCTAAGCGATACAACACATCAAGGATTTCCGAACGCACTTTTGGTGGTGTGCGATTGGATAACTTCGCACGTGGGAAACGCAAGGCAATACGTTGCTCAATCGCTTTGCGCGTATAGTCAAGTGTACGAATTGTAGTTAAATCTAACCACGCAGGATCATCTACATTCGCGGGCGACTTGGTATAAGTCGTAATTGCACGCATAATTTGCACACGATTATTCACTACCGTAATAGGTGTTAAACCATGGAAAAGTGCCTGATTGACTTCGGTTTTTAATGGTGTTTGAGTGGCATCAACGGGGGTTAAACCTTTAATCTCAAGCGTATTTAACGGTTTAGCCGGGTCTTCTTCGCCTGCAATAATCGCACCATAACCTGCTGCAATTAAGGCATTTGATTCCACCGCACCTTTATACCAACCCACCGTAATGCGGTTCGCATTGATTTTTTCGGTATACGTAGTGCCGCTTGCCAATGTGCCATTAAAACCTAATACACCCACACCAGGTTTTTTCTCAACCGGGCTTGCAACCAAGTCTAAATGTTCACGTAACGCTTTTGCATTTTTATCATCAGCGAATGGAGAAATAATGACGTGATAATGCTGACCTGCAACAGATGCTAGTGCAGCAGTTAAATCCGCATTTTCTGCACCATTACTAAATACAGCTGAGGTCACACTAATACCATCAGCGCGGCTAACTGCATTAATTGAAATTTCATTGCCAATTGCACCTTTACATTTTGCTGTTAAGGTAATGGTGCCTTCACTTGCTGATGCAGTTGCAGGGCAATAATCGCCCGCATTAATAACGGCGACTAAACGGGTGGCAATATCATTCGCTGCTTCGCCTTTTGCGACAGCAACGGCATAATCTACACCGCCAATAACAGCTTTCACGACACCGCTTAGCGTAGCTGTACCAGCTAACGTCACGGTGCCTGTTGCGGCAACACCTGAATCACTATCTTTTAACCCAATCACGGATAAACGGATTAACGGGTTATTTTGAATCGCTACACGGGTCATTAAATGAGCCCAAGAACCTGCACCGAATTGATTTTTAGCATCTAAATCAGAGTACACTTGAACGGGTGCAGTAAAAGGCGCAGTACCATTCACCATTGGTGCAACAATTAATACATTTTGCTCATTGGTTGGTAATGTACTTACCGCATTGCGTGAATTATATTCACTATAAACACCCGGCTGACGAATACTTGTCGGGATATTATCAAAATCAATGTTAGTTTCAGCCATTGTCTTTCTCCTGTTCTTTGCGTGAACGTGTTTCAGTAATCACAATCAAATCACCGTCATTAATACGACGCTGATAATAAATCGACGGCTCAATATCAACCGGCGTTTGTTCAATATAGGCATAAGGCTGTGTTTCAAATGGCACCTTAATACCTGGTCTTGCTTTAACTTTCATTTTTTACCTCAGTTTCCACCTTAAACGGCTCTTCCGCCTGCGTGGTTGGGTCATAAATCCGTCCTTGAACTTGTTCAAGTAACGGTAATGGATCGGATAACTTGGCTCGATAAGCGGTAAACACATAGTCAGGATTACTTTTATCCTGCGTAGCTTCTGGGAAATACCCATCATCAAGTGGCTGAAAATCATCATAAACGGCTTCGTATTCAATCGAGTAAGCGGTAATCGCTCCTCCCTTGAATAAGGCATTGTTGAAAATAGTGCGAACTCTTGTGGGTTTTAGTGGTTTAACTAATTGCCCCAAAGTTTGCGCATCCAACAAACGACGCACGGCAGTAATAAGCTGATTAACGCCAACCTCACGCTCATCAATGCCACCTTGTCTAGCCGCGACATTACTGCGTAAAGATCGCACGGCTAAAATAATGACAAAATTCGCTGTGGATTGATGTCGTCTTGCATTGGTACTCATACGCTCAATGCGAGCCCCACCAAAAGTGACAAGGCAAATCGGCAAGCGAGACACAGATAAACTGTCGTCATCTAGCTCACCACCGTAGCTTTTCACTGTATTAACAAGACGGCCCAATCCTTTTTGCAGACGCTCAACAAGTGCTTGTTCGATTTTCGTTATCACGGCTAAACACCCTGTTTTTCGGATTAGTAAACATCACACCATTATCGCCGTCATCTTCTGTGTTTGAGTTAGCAATACCAAGTGAAATTTGACCTTTAGCAATCGCCTCAAGCTCTTTTAAGCTTAATTTGTATCGCTCAATAATCTCATCGGTATTACCCACCTGTGACATAGATGCCAAACGATAGCGGGTTAAATCACAACAAATCCGCACAAGATTTTGCGGTATATCCAGTAATGGCAATTCATAACGCGCTGACAAATAGCCATCAATTTGGCTAGAACTATCCGATAACGCCACATTCAGCACTGTTGTATCAACACTACCGGTACGATCACGATCAGTTAACTCAATTGCATCGAGTTCACCAACACGTAAAATAAAATCCGACACTGTGGCATAATTCATCGTTATTCCTCACACACTGGAACAAGCTCTAACCAAGGATCTTCCGCAAGAATAATCACTTGTTCACCGGTTAAATCACCAGCCGGAATTTCGACCGCACTTTCCTTGTTAAAACGATAACCACATCGACCATAAGACGGCTGAGGATGAATTTCACGTAACGTCACCGCATAAGCGATAGGGTTAATCACCTCACCACCTTCTACAACACTTGATGTTGTTTCTTCTACTTCTTGAGTTTCGGAATTAACATCATCTTGAGTGGTTAATGCTTCTAATTCGGTGTTTTCTGGTTTCTTTGCCATTTGGACTCCTAAAGGGCGATTGCTCGCCCTTGTAATAGGTTATTCTTCAATGATTTGTGGAGACACAATCACTTTCAATCGACCTTTTAAGATATTGGTCGTACCATTGATGATGTCGCCCTCGCAAATTTGACGAGCTTGGAACTCTAACGCTGGCGGTACTAAAATGACATTCGGACGAATGTTCAATAATTTGCCACCGTCACCTTTCAATGATTGCATTTTGGCAATCACCTTCATGATGTTTTCAGCATTGAGTTCTGTTTTCTCAACACGGTGGGCAAGCTGCCAAAAACCAAAACCAGCAGCACCACGTGCACGCACACCCCATTCGTAAATATCTTCGTTAAATACGGTGTCAGACTTGGATGGATCAAATTTCGTTTCGATTTCCGGTGCTGTGCGCTCTTGCCAAATTAATGGCTTAATCGCATTGGTGGTGTCGAAAATATAGAACGTTGGTGCTTCTGTTTTCGTACCGGTGGTGATATTGCTTTGCTCTTTGCTTGAGCCTGTGCCGTCCACGTTGTCAAAGACTGGATGGTCGGTATCAAAATAATTTTGGCCGTCATAACAAAGCGTGGTTTTACCTGCTTTTAATAAACCAAACACTAAATCATCAGGTAATTCAGCCGCACTTTGTGCTGCCTGTTGCACCATAGGGCGGAATAAACCAACTTGGTCATCTTCAATGTCAGTGCGCGGAATACCTACCGTACTTTCATAAAGTTTGTTTTCAATGCTTGTACCTTGGGCTTGCATTGCTTTACGTTGACGTTTATTTACCCATTCCACCATTTTCGGGAACTGACCTAAGAAACCATAGGTGTTCACTTTGGTGTTAGAGGATACTTTCATCGCGATAAGATCCCACTGCGGTTTAATTAAGCCTAAACCAGCTGCAAAGTCTTTTTTAAACTGGGTTTCAATCGCTTTTAAAACTTCAGATTTCTTAAACATTATTTTTGCTCCTTGTGTTCTTTGATGAATTCAGCTTCAGTCATACCTAATGCACGAGCTGCTGCTTGTTCTGCTGCACTTAATGCCACAATATTCTGATCAGGATCAGTTTTTGCTTGTGGCTCGCCGCTTAATGCGGCCATCGCAGGTGCTTTTTCTAAGTAAGCACTTAACGCTTCTACAGATAAACTTTGCGCCCAATCTTTTAACGCAGGCGATAACTTACCTTGCGATAAGGCGGCTGTGATTAATGCATCTTTTTTATCTGTTTCAACTGATGCTTTAAGGGCGTTAAAATCTGCCTGCAATGCGGCGACTTGTTCAACGGGTACAAATTTAGCTGGATCAGGGTTGCCCACTTGTGTAGATAACGCTGCCATTGATTGTTCTTTTTCAGCTAATTTTGCGTAAACGTCTAACACGTCCACGTCAGATTTACCTTTTGCTGCAGAAAGTGCGGTCACTTTCGCCGTCATTTCAGCCTCTGTGCTATCTGGTTTCAAACCAAACAGAGTACATAATGCTGCCTGTAAGTTTTTATCCATTGGGGATTCCTCTTGTAACAAATTCACGCTCGCTGCCACCATGGCTTCCTCCATGCCGTCTAAAGCGGGAGTATTGGTTAAGGCTGCGTGGAAGATTTTGCGAACATAACCGTCAGTATCATAGGCAAAGACTGCCGAGATATAACGATATTCGCCGTTTTTGATGTAGTCCGCGGCTTTGTCAGTCCAACGAACATCAGCAAAAATACCTTGTGGTGTGAAATAAAAATATTCCATCCAACCCGCACTTGGTGCTTCTTTGCCGTTTTTTAGGGAGTGAATAATTTGATGTTCATAGTCAATTGGCAGAGGATTACGTTGATTGTTAGCCAACGCCACCACATCCGCACCATTTGTGTCTGTTACATACCATGCCTCCACATCGGTTGGTCTGCCGTCTGTGGCGCGAAATTTTCCATAAGGTAAAAGTTGGATACGACCATACTTCGCTTTGTCAATTTCAAAACTACAAGCGGCAACTGTTAATTTCATCTGAAACCATCCTTAAAAACTCAATCTAGGATGACAGAATACTTGATAAAAAAGGGGAAAAAGAGATGACCGACTTCAGCACGGTCACATCATTTCAATTTTTTGAAAGAGTAGATATTGGAGGAATAAAAGATTAGATTATAAGAAACAACGCAAACCCATTTTAAAACGCTTTAAAACCGTTTTAAAACGTTTTAAAAATTTAAAGATGAAAACTTATACCTTGAAATAATAAAACCGCTATACGTGCGATTTAGGGCGGTTTTCTAATTTATCTGATTAAACGTTGAAAGTAATCTTGTATATCTTCCAAAATATCCGCTTCATCTTGGGGCGTTAAAGCAAGGAAAGGACGCGCCGGAATATCCACTTTGCGACCGCGCCCGGCTTTACCACCGAACTGGTGAATTGCCGCATAAGGTTCATTCGTTCCCACAATGGCTTCGTCGTTGGTATAAGCAGACGTAATGCTGCCCATTAAGTTTTCCGTATCCACCAAAGGCGTGCCTTGACGATATTTCAACCCCAACCATTTTGGACGACCGCCCACCTCAAAGTTTTGCAGCACCGCCGATTCCATCGTACCTGCAATGCTACGCATTAAAGGCGCACGGTGTGTCGTAGCGTGCGCTAATCGCTCAAGCAGTGCGGCAACTTCTTGCGCATTATTGATTTCAATTTCGATCATAATGTTGCTTTTATCTATAAACAGGGGTATATTCAAACTACGCACCGTTTGTTGCAGTGAATCTCGGCAACTGCTAAACGAAGGGGTGAAATAGACCCGGGAAATATGTGTGGGGGTGTCCGAGTCCCACCTGATGGTGCGTGTTAATCTCGTCTAAATGATTGCAAGTAAATCTCTTTCGATTTATCTAACACTTTAATCACAGCCATATATTTTTTCCCATCAATCGTTTTATAAAATTCAAAGTGCTTATCTTTGCTTGATTTGATTTCATCTGGTGTAAAAAGAACATCGGGTAATTGGTCATAAGCCTCAATACCAAATTGACCGAAACGGTGCATAATTTGTTTCACCATTGAATCATCTGAAAGCCAAACGGTTTTTAGCTCTGTACCAATAACTTCCCTTGTATCATCATTCAATACACCAGCAGCGAATTTAAAATTTTTTGAATATTGATCTCGTAATCCCTGTAAAAAGCTCTCACGTGCTTGTCTTCCTTTTATAGCTTGATAACTCGGGATATAAGGCTCTAAAAAATCAGATAATCTAGCATAATCCAACTTAAATTCAGCTCCTTTCATCTCCACTTTCGCAAACTCATGCGCCAGCTTTTCCGGATACAGATCCAAATTCGGCTTATACGCAATACGCCCCACATTGTAATCAAAGCCTTTATCCGTCACGCGTACCGTGCCATCAGGTAATTTAAACCCTACCGTCTTTTCGCGATTACCTTGTTTATCCGCAGGGCGTTCTACTTCCACCAAAAATCCCGAGCTATTGTCAGGCTTATCCATGCCACGACGTTTTAAATCTCTTTCACCTAATGCAATCACCGTACAGCGGCAATTAAACCCATTGGGCGGGTAGAAGGTTGCCCAAAACGGATCGTCATAACGATACACCTTACCGCTCAACGCTAAATGAGCAGGACGCGTGCGTGCATCACCCACGGCGGAATATTGCCAATAAGGGCGATTATCCACATTATCACGCAAGCGTTGATAACGCGCAGCCGAATAAGCTGACTGCATATTGACACGATAAATCGTATTTAACCGACGCGGCGTGCCAAAATATTCCCCCGTTTTTGGATCTGCCAGTAAATGCCCATCAATACCACGAATAGACGGTTCTTTCCCAAAAATCCAGCCTTTACGTTCAAATTCACTCACCAGTTCTTTTTTCCACGTGTGAAAGCCCTTGCCTTCGCGCATAGCCGTTTCTAAAGATTGGTAAATATCCTTGGTCATCTCAAGGCTGGAAAGGCGTGCAATGGTCGTCGCACGCGCCAAGGCGCTATCGTGCAGTTCCTTGGTGAACACCTTGCCCGCCAGCATTTTCTTTTGGCGCAAAAACTCAATGGCGTCTTTCGGTTCAATGCCAATGGCAAATTTAGGTGCGTTCGGCATTGCTGGCTCCTAATAAGTCCGCCAAAGACAGTGCACTGGTTAAATAGGCCTGATGGCTTTCACTGGTTAAATCAGGATAAAGTGCGATTAGTTTTTCCTGTGCATCGTCATAGCTTTCACTTGCCATAACCATGCCTACAATTTGTTTCATGATAGGATCAAGCTGTTGATTAAAATCTGCATTGACCATTGCATCATCAATCAAACCATCCAATTCATCTTGTTCGTCCTTTTTTCCATTTTTAGCCGACAACGCAGCAGAACGACAACCGCAAGTACAGCCTTCACCGTGATTAAACACGGCAGAAAGCGCGGTAGTTTTCTCGTCCGTTTTCTCGCCTTGTGGTGTGCTTAAAATCAGTTCTCCTTCTTGTGGCTCAGGAATACCTAATTTATCACGCACCCAACTCTCTGAAATTTGAACGCCAATGCCGGTAAGTTTAGGGATTGCATCCGCAAATACGGATAAATCTTCATATTCTTTCGTATCAAACTCAAAATAAGGGACACGATAAGGGGCAATATTCGGATCAATATTAATCTGCAAATACGGCAAAATGATTTGTTGAGTGATAGTTTGTGCAATCTGTTTTGCATCACTAATCATCAAATCACGACGCACTTCATTATGCACATTACCTAACGCATTGGTGGAGCTTTTACCATCAGCCCCAGACGTTAAAGTTTGCCCCAAAATCAAACGCGCAATAGATTTTTCGCACCAATCTACCATCTGTAAGAATGGATTGTTACCTGATGCAGCTCCAGCACTTGCTACATTGTGAAGTTCAATCTGCATGGATTCAGGCATAATGCCTGCGGCATTGTGACCAATATCTGCAAGTGCACGTAACAGTGTGCGCTTTTCACTTGTTGTCGCGCCTGCACCGTATTTACCAATACGAATAGGCATACCATAGAGTTCCAAAAACTCGGCAAAGTCACGCACCGAATAATGCTTATACATATAAAGCCATGCCAATGTGCGGTACAACCCATCTCGTGCAAGTTGTGTAGAACGTGATTTATGGCGATGTACCACCCAGCCGAATGGTCGTAAAGGTTCGCCCATTGGATTAGTTGGTGTACGTAATAACAAATTATCGTGCTTATCTAATTTAAACCAAGACTGAGGGCAAGGTTTAAAGCCTTTTGGTATCCATTTCCCATTCACTTGTGCCCATTGGATTTCGAGCGCAGAAAAACCATGCCCGACCGCATCCATGAGATCCATAAATAAATCTTCAAGGTTAGGATATTGGTAAAATAGCTCGTCAATTTCTGCTTGTAATTTTTCTTCTGCTGGTGTTGCATTACGTGGTTCTACAATACGCCAATCAAGCGTAAGCACTGAACGCTTACGTGTCATTATGTTTGCCGCAATGCTACTGTCTTGCTCTTCAATATCCATAAAAAGCTGATGCTGAGCCTGAATATCACCATTTTCTGCATCATCTAAAATTTGTTTCAATTTTGATGGTGTGATTTTGGCTGAAGGATGATCGTCTAACACTCGTCCTGTAGCGGTAACTTCCGCGTCATCAGTTTGCGTAGGCTCTGTCTCATTGCCTTTTAAAAGGTTTTTAACTTTGTCTAACAATCCCATAAATTCACCTTATTGTTTCCACACAGAATAAAGATCCGATTCATCTTCATCCCAATCGCTATTATCTAACTCACTAATACTTATCCATTCAATCGCCGCAGAACTACTTACAGCATTACGCCATAGCATCTCCAGTGCGTCTGGGCCATCATCATGGTCGGCTTTTGGGAAATGGCGTAACTGAGAAATCAGCGTAGCTTGTGAGCTATGTAATAAAATTAACCCATTCGCCATGTGTGGCTGTAAACTTTCAATACGAAGCATTTTGTCTGTATTGGGTTTAGTTGCAGTTGCCGGTACAGGAATGCCTCGTTGTGCCGAACGTTTCACTAATTCGTCTTTTAAGAATTCTTGGAATTGCACCGTTTCAACAAACCACCGCTGACAGTGGTATTGCTTCTGCATACGGATCACATCTTCAATAATTAAATCAGGCAGACGTTTCTTCACTTGCGCTTCCACAACATATAACTTGCCTGTTTCTCGGTGATACCCGCCCACTAAAATGGCGGATGGGTCACGGCTTGCCCCTGCTTTTCCTAAGGATGGGTCAAGCGCACCGAAATAAATTAAATTTGCTGGCAATTCCGTCCAATAAGTCAAACTATTGGCAAACATCGCATCATCACTGCTTAACGGGTCATTTTGATATTCCGAATCAAAGGTGGCATGGCCATCACGAGCACGGATTTTCATCAGCGCAAGTAACGGACGTGCTGCCCAGCTCACTTCTGAGCCTTTATCCATTGCCGCTTGATTAGCGTGATAAAAAGCGTCTGCAACCGCCTCGCCCTCATTCAGGAAAAAATCTTCCCACTTGTCCCACAACGCCATATCGTCAGGCATTTTCTTCAGCGCTTTGAATTTCGCGGTTTTCCATGCTTTACTGGCTAAAGTGCGGTTCAATACGCTGTCGTAATGTAGGATAGTCCCGATATAGACCACGTCCAGTTTTTCGCCAGGGACACCCAGTGGAAGTACGGTCTTTTTAAGCCATTCGTGCAACTTATCGCGCTGTTCTGCGCTGCGGACTTGTTCGTCATTCTCTATATCGTCCAACACTACAAGATCAGGACGATAAGCCCCATGTCGCAAACCACGTAATTTTTTCCCTGACCCTGCAATTTCAACCTTTTGATTTGCTTTCGTTAAAATTGTCGTTGCCTGCCATACGCGACCTTGTCCAGCGACTTCTGGAAAATCGATGCGTAGGCGTTGGTTAAACTCAAGTTCTACTTTGATAGATTCCAACATCGGATAAGCCTGATTGATAGAGTCCATCACAATGAGTGCATAGCGTTTTTTTTGAGTTACTAAGCAATAAAGCGTAAACAACTGCGACACCAACGTGGATTTTGCTTCACCACGAGGCGCTGCAGTCGCCATATTGACCGATTTAGGATCTTGCAATATTTCAGGAAGAGTTTTGAACAAGTAATCGTGCAACTCCGAACGTGATGCCGAACGTACATAATGCGGGAAATAATGGGAAACGAAATAATCGTAACCACTCACTGGGTCAAATACTTTTTTACGTCGGTCAACCACTGCTTCTGGGCTGTCGTCCCAACCGTCAAAAGACGCTTCGAGTTTTTGTCGCATGCTATCTGCATAGGCGCGCAACTCATTTAAAAGTTCTTTATTTTTCATTTAAAAACACCGTAAAAATTGACCGCACTTTAATCACTCACCAGTAATACCAACAACACCTAACATCCCCAACTTCCGCCATCTCTAGCGGAAAGGCATGCCATAATGACAAAAAAGAAACAAAAGAGATTCATTTGAACTCCTTGTCTAAGGTTTCAGCAAATCCGTTTAATAATTCAAGAAATTCTTGCAAAAGCTCAGGTTTATTCGCCTGTACGAAATCACCAAACATTTTGACGGTTTTAATCGCGGTCGCCATTTCCGACACTTCAGGCAATAACCGCTTACTGCTCGCCACCATTTTCGAGTAGCTATCACCTAAACCTTGGATCAGTTTAGCTTTATCACTTACAGGCAAATCTTCCGCATGACGTAGCTCTTCCATGGTTTTCTCAAAATAGATAACAAAGGTGGTGAGCATACCGCGCGCCACGTCTTCTACTTTGCCGCTTGCCATCGTATTGGCGTCACGCACCGTGTCCCAGTTGTCACCACGTGCTTCTGCCTCTTTCTTCCAACGGCGTGCGGTGTTGTAGGATACTTTGGCTTTTTCTGCAGCCTGTTCTAACGTCAAGCAATCAAACACATAATAGCGACGTACATAAGCCTTGGTTTTTTCATCGTGTGCCATTATTAGCCCCCAAATTTTGCTTTGATGAGCTCAAAGCCAACCGACACCACTAAACCACCTAAAC